GGCCTGTGACTCTGACGGCGATTATCCGCTGATTACTTCACTCCAGTACTGGCATTCGCGGCAACAATCCGTACCATACGCTGCATATTCGTGACATCACAGTGAAGTGACCGGCTGGGCGCGCGCATCGATACGCCCTTTAGCTACGCTTACTGGTTTTTGAGATAGGTAAAAATGCAAGATAATCAAACGGTTGACAAGAAAGAGCAGTACAACCTGAAGGTAAAGCATTAAATACGCTACCTCACTGAAATAATGAAATATTTCTTTTTAATCATCAACTTAATGATAGCATTTATGTACGCCAACCACCGCTAAAATACATTTTTCGTGCCTTTTTTTTGCCCCTTTTTGCTTAATCTGCCCCTTTTTTTGCCCCCTAAATAGGACCGTCATCACACCAAACTTTGGTGATCTCATAGGTAATTTTTCCCAGCACAATAATCCCGTCCAACCCATCTCCGTCGATTGTCTCGCCGTCCGAGGTGATGATTCATGAGTTAAACAGTTTGCCCAATAGAGGGCTGTCATTAAACTCATAGTCTCCCTGTTGAAATGCGATCATGTCGCCAGGTGCTGGCGTTAATGAGCGGTCCACAATCACGAATCCATCCGGCGTCTCAATCAGGAGAGAGTTGTTTCGTTGAGGCATCAGAATATCGTTCATGTCAAGGGGGCGCTCGACATAGTCCATAGCGGGTGACGGAAATCCCATATCAGATTCCCCCGTTCGGGTTGTACTGCTTATATGTCTTAGCCTCGCCCTCTTGCGTCGATGCGTCGCGGAACGTTACTGTGTTCGCCCTGATCCACTGGTTAGCCTCCCGCAGGCTGAAGTGCCAGTTAAGCAGCTCCAGCTGGCGCACGAACTCCTGCGTTGTAACAGTAACGCCCAGCCCTGGCTCTCGCCTCATAGCGTTCATAAACGCGTGTTTGATTTCGTAGTCGCGTGGCATGACAAATCCTCCCCCAATAAATACTGTATAAATAAACAGTAATATCTAAGTGAAGTTTTGATCAAGTGAACCAGAAATTTTTTTGCGGAGAGGTTGGCGAAGAATACTTTAGATTGAATGAAAATATTCGTGCGAAATTTAATTTGCACGTTTAAACGTGCATATGATTTAATGTCCGTACTTTCACAACACGAGCAACCAAACATGACTGATGTTATTGAAAACGATGATGAGAAATCTGGAAAGGCCAAAGGTGGTAGGGCTCGTGCGGCAAAAATGACTCCAGAAGAGCGAAAAGAGTCAGCAATCAAGGCTGCGGCAGCTAAAAAAGAATTGGCATCCCTTCCAATTGCAGAATATGGATCTACTGAAACTCCACTCAAGATTGGCGGCATTGAGATACAATGTTACGTACTCGATGATGGGTCGCGTGTTTTATCTCAAAGGGGAATGTCTGCTGGGCTGGGTATGTCTGCAGGTGCTGCTGAGCGACTTATTAATTTTGTCGGTGGTGACAGGATAAAACCTTTTATAAACAACGATGTATTGGTGATGATCGAAAACCCCATAAAATTTCGACATCGCACCGGTGGTGGTGTTGCTTTTGGATATCCAGCAACTATTTTGGCTGACATTTGTGATGCCATTTTGGCTGCGAGAAAGGAAGGTAAACTTCAAAAACAACAGGAACACCTTGCTGAGAGAGCTGAATTATTAGTTCGTGGCTTTGCTCGTGTTGGTATTGTTGCCCTCATCGATGAGGCGACAGGTTATCAAAGGGATCGAGAAAAAAATGCTCTTGCCAAAATCCTAGAAGATTTTGTGGCCAAAGAATTACGTCCTTGGGTTACCACCTTCCCCGCTGATTATTATGAAGGGATGTTTAAAATTTATGGGCTTCAGTACCCTCCTGCTGGAAATAAAAGTTGGCGTCCTTCTTTCATTGGAACCATAACAAATAATGTAGTTTATAGCCGCCTGGCACCTGAATTGCTTCCAGAACTCAAGCGGGCTGCCACGAAAGCCGAAAAAAAGGCTAAATTACATCAGTGGTTAACCGACGATATCGGACATCCAAAACTTCGAGAGCATTTGGCATCTATAGTTACCCTTTTAAAAATATCAAAAACTCCAGAAGAGTTCTATGAGCTAGTTGATAGAGTGCATCCTAAATTTGAAGTTAAAAGTGATTCCGAATAAGGATCTTAGGCCGGCCACCGCGCCGGTTTTTTCACGCCTGCCGCTTGGTACCTATTCTGATGCTCACTTAACCTTAAAGAAACCCACCCCGCAGCTTACAGAGATGGGCGCGGTCTGTACCTGCCCTGTCGCCGGGGCGTTTATATGCCTGCCGTTAAGTTGCCGCTCTGATGATGCCCTCTCCTCACAAAACCCAGCCCGCAGAATAAATAGATGGTTTGGAATTTATCTGCCCTGTCGCAAAATTTTACTACTGCTATAGTCCGCAAAAAGCTAAAGTCGCACATTGCTAATAGCGGTATATGTGAAACACAGGGAGCAATGTTAGATTTAATGTTAAATACAATAAGAGCACAATTAAGTATAAAAAGGAAGCATTGCATAAATAATTAAAACCCAAGCGGGGCTTTAATTACATATCATTCGCTATCGATTCAGTTGAGAGAACCCTTGGAATCAAGCTACTTTTTGAACCATACCTTATATGCAGAAAGTCCATCATCTTTTCAACATCACTTTCGTGCTTTACAATGACATATTTAATATCCTTATGAGAAAAGGGTAATCTGTCATTATCATAATATTCGTTATATTTTCTCTTTCCATCTTCAGTTGATATGTTTTTCGCAGCAGCTATCATTGGCCTTCCATTTGACTTTTCTAAATCTGGAACAAAACGCCACTCCCTCTCATCTGCAAAAATATAGTTAGGTTCCTCAGGGCCATTGCGGCGTCTCAAAGTTGCTTGGTAATTCTTCATGTATCGCAAAGGATCTACAATTTTCTTGTAACTTAGAAGAGCCGAATTATACTTCCGCCTTACACTAATTAATTGAGATTTTGTTCCTGAAGACTTCATTTCTTCTAAGTGCTTAGTTAGCTTATCAAGCTCTGCTTTTAAACTCCTTAGCTCTAGATTATAATTATCGAACACAGAAGAATGCTTGGACATGTAAATCACAGGATTGAGCCCATTTTCGTTTGCCCAATTTTTAGATAATCCGATGCCATAATGTCCATAACTTTCAGTATGCTGGGTAAGCTGTGTAAGCCTGATATCACAAAATGAAACCATAGGTATACCGAAATTTCTATTTGTGCTCTGGCCTTGTATAAATTCTCTAGCATAAGAAATTCGAAAATTACTTGACTCAAGTATTTCAAATAAGGTATCTAACTTTTCAGTAAAATGAAATAAGGTAGTTGGGTATAAGCTACGTGACATAATGATCATCCGTAATATTTGAAGTATAAAATAAGCACCAAAAATCAAGATTATCAGTAATTTGCATACTTCAGCAAGCGGAATTAGCAATAGTGACCTACTCCTCGTTAATGGATACTAAGTGCTCTTAGCTACTTTCGTCTTTGGCACAAAGCGGATGCGGTGCAGGTCAATGTCCGCTATGAGCGAATAGCAGACCTATACCAATTGAACGGTCTGCTTGCATCGTCTTTGCCTTCAACTTAGATTAGGGTTTTTGCGATTCCAGAACTTTATTTGCGATTACCTGTATCAGAGTTATGTTGACTTGATTTCATCAACTTTTCGCTAACGAGCTTGAGTTTATCTGTTTCTCCCTGTACGCCAAAGTAAAATAGGGCAAAAACTTCGTACATTCCTTTGGCCGTTAATATCAAATCCCGTACATCATCCAAGTGCAGGGGAGCGTAAGGAGACTTCATCAGAGCTATGACATAGTCACCACGGCCGTGGGTAAATAATGAAAACTTTTCGTACTGACCTAACCCACGCTTAGTGAACTGCTTGAAAAAATCATCGGGTCCATAAGAATTCTCAGACAAAATCTTATCAAGTTCCTTCGACATATTTGCAAAGTTAGGAAATTTCTCTTCACCTAAGATCATTGGCAAGATATTGGTGCCTTTAGGCTTTTCTACGTATTCAAGGTATAAGGCCTTTGTGAATATTTCAAGCATTGACCTCAGAATGACAATGGCAGGATAGGGCTTTCCATCTCCAAGAAGTATCATCAGGGATTGGTTGAAATTAGTGCACATTCTAAAGTAAGCTCGGTTTATATTGATGTAATCACTGTCGGATTGTGGTGGATTGAGCTCAATTAGATTGGTGATCAATTCATAATTTTCAGCAGCTTCACTGAAAGCTGTATCTATTTCATGTTCTATAGACATTTTATTATATCCATTATAAGCGTTAATCGGGAGCCAAATAGGAGTTTATTGTTTTTTTTCCAAGTGGAAGCTATGCCCTTGAGCAACGTTTTACCTGAAACAACATCGTGGCACCATATCCCACCTCCGCTCATTCCCAGCGGGTCTGGGAAGGTGACTTTTTCTCCATCACTTGATAAGCAATTATTTTTGTCAAAAACAATAGCTATGTGATCCTCAATATTCAAATCGTTATGTTTATAAACTTCATTCGCACAAAGTGTGTTGTAAAAAACGTACAGATTTGACCTGATTTTTTTCGTGGGGCGATTTAGTTTATTTTTACTGGCTGGATATCCCATAACTGAATGTATGCCATCTGTAACGTGTCCGGGTCCAGGCAGCAATTCCTCAGTAATGAGGTTAATACCGCTCACCTGAAATTCATCATTAAGTTTTAGAATTGCAATATCAGTAACATCCGATTTTGAACCTTCAGTTTTTAGTAGGCAACCAGTGAACTCAACATGACTATTATCAAAAAAGTAGTAATAACCCTTTTCACTGCAAATATTGGCGACGTGCGCAGCGGTCAGAAGATAGTAATTGTGATTTAATTTTATGATGACGAATGTGCCAATTTGTTGTGGTTCCCCCGCATCGGTAACAATAAACATTGGATAGTTGTATTTTTTATATTTTTCAATGATTTCATTGGCAGCATCAAGACCATTCTTTTCCATAAAAAACGAATCCCTTTTGTCGGTTATGGGAGTTTTATTAGAATCTAGTTAATTGTAGCTTTTAAAAAAACATACTAATCTTGCATTGTATTTTTCATTTAGCTTCCTCAGATACTAAATTCCTCGATACGTTCGTAAATGGTCAACCCTCGCAGCAGTACAAGTTTGTACATGAATTATGTACAATTTTTTCGGTGAATTGTCCAATACATTAATGCCCGCTTTTGGCACAAAGCGGACATTGAGAGCTTTTTTATGATGGCAACTGTAGCTGAACTCCCCGGCCCGCTGGGGCTTTTAGGACCTGCCGCAGTTCTGATAACGCAATGCTTTCAACCAGGTCTGGTCGCCGTTCCGATAGCTCCACAATCATTCTGGCTGTTGCCTCCTGAGTAACTGTCTGCCCTGCAGCTATAAGCTGCCAGACAGCCTCACCTATTGCCACGCATGCTGCGTCGTATAACTGAGCCTCGAATCCTTTGTCCATAGCCCCTCCGTTTTGTATGAAAATAATCATATCTCTTCCAATTAAAAAATGAAGAGCCAAAGATAAGAGATGCGAGACGTGTTCCAAACCTTCACCAGATGAAAGGGAATTCCAAAAATATTCTCATATGGCAATCTCTTTATAATGAGTTTTCACATAATACCAACCTAAATCAACAATCCCTCTGAATCATGCGGTTATGTTCTGTGCCAATAAAATTTATCTTTGTTTTATTGGTTCACAGGGATTTGGATGATGAAAATATTTGTTATTAATTTGGCTCGCTCACCTGAACGCCGCACCTCAATTGAACAGCAATTATCCCTACTCAATTTAAAATATGAGATAATAGAAGCCGTGGACGGTTCAAAGCTATCTTACTCAGAGATATTAATTGAAACTAAAGCGATCAATTATGCACTCAACTGCGGAGAGATAGGATGTTCGCTCAGCCACATATCTGTCTATAAAAAAATAATAGCGGGAAATGTGCCGTTAGCATTAGTTTTAGAAGACGACGCTCTCATTAGTCGTGTTACCATTGAAGCATTAAATGAAATTGAAAAATTAAATATAACCACTCCTACTGTAACTTTGTTGACGGATGGGCCAAAATATATAAACAAGCCCTTACATCATTCGCAGACAGGAAAATACAGAATATATAGGGTACTGGAAGCAGCATGCTCGCACGGCTATGTAATCAATAACAGCGCGGCGAGAAAAATGGCCGAGTTTCTTTATCCGGTATGGATGGTCGCAGACAAATGGCAGATTTTGAACGAATATTCTATTTGCAATGTTGAGGCCGTTATTCCACCGGTCATTAAAAAAACATCTCATGCCGACAATTCAACCATACAATCTGATAACCAATTTAAAAAAATAATTGATGAAAAGAAGGGAATTATGTGGGCCGCAATTAAGAAGAATCGACCATTGAAACTCAAGTTAAAAAGGTTTTTTTGGTCTTCTTTTATTTACCCATTTCTTAAGGTAAAGAAATCGCCTTGATATTATTTTACGCGGATTCCCCTTCGTTTCTAAGGCTGCTCAGGCCAAATAATCGAATAATAATCCGCATCATCTACAATGTCGCTAAATACGAGTGATTTTAAATTCCTGATATACTCCATCCACTTTATCAGGTTAGATCTGTCCTCCTCATTGATAACGTCAAGTTGCAACTCTGTACGCCAGTCGGCTATCGTAACGTTAGCTGCTGAAAGCAGATCTCCTCGCTGCTGTTCAGCGCGGGCCTGCCAATCAATTTCAGGATCAATCAGAATCGGCTGACCCTCAGAATCTGCGGTAATTATCCTTCCGACTGATTGCCCCTGCAGCAGGTTTTCATACTCTGAAGCCGAAACAGCAACTGCATCATCAGGCCAGCCATTAGCAGATGCCTCATACAGTTCCCTGAAATCATCGTGATAAAAACCGTTATTTTTTGCGCTGTAATAAATATTGTTCATATATGATTCCTCACCACCCTATTGCCTCCCAGTACGATCCGCCCGTGTCCTGTCCACAGGTAAAACCTGACTGGGTTACATTTCCCGCTGTCGCAAAATTGTCCGCATATTTGCCGCCACCGCCATTAACAACGGTCACTTGGACGTTAGCGCAGGCATTCGGGAACGTGATTGGGAAATTTACCTGGAAAAAACCGGTAGTTGCGCCAGCATTGAGAAATCCCCATTGCCTGATACGGCCTGTTGCGCTGTCTTTTTCCCAGCCACCTCCGAGATTAGCAGTGTTTTTTAACTGGAAATTTGGCAGCACCCATCCGCTATTGTTATTATTGATCGAGGCAGTAATTTGATTATTTAGCGCAACATTTAACGCATTAATTTGGGCCATCACCCATTGATTCAAAAAACCGCCCCATACCGGACCGTAAATATTGGCGTCTTCAGCAAGGTAGCTGGCACCGTTCCCGGTGTAGGCTTTGCCATTTACAACAAAATCATGGCCGGTAGACAGCTTACCTGTAGCAAAATCAACCATAAGCGGACGAAGCGCGTTATACCCGCCATGGGGATCGCCTTCATTGGTAAGCATGAGATACAGCGTTGTGCCATCAAAGCGCCAGAACGTGCCTTTGTTATCAGTGACCAAGCGGAAATTATTTACTATCTCAGACCAGACCTCTCCCTCAACCTTTCCGCCTGATATCGGGTAAGCGCCCACCTTCTCAGCCGTAAGTGTCACAGCTCCAGCGTCATCAGGGATAACCTCATTCACGCTGCGAACAAGTCCATCCCCTAGCGAATAGACTTTCACTGGATTCATTACACTGAAGAAAGTTTTAGTCCTGTCCAGCAGGCAGGCTATTGGAATGTCCGCGAGAATATCTCCCGCCTCAAGCTCCACTTTCTTTCCTTTGTAGAACGGGAAAGTACCCAGCACACGACCGGCAACGGTTACCTGCAGGGTGGCCGCACCGGTATTAGTTTTCGTCGGGATAACGATAATAGGTGTTCTGAAATTCCATTCAGTCGAGTCGTTCCGAAAAAAGGTGCCCGGTAACTGAATGGCCAGCACGTTTTCAGACCCCTCGGCCACTGCCGCTGTATATTGGCCTGTCTGAAGCTGCTCTGCCTGGACGAACCCGTTCTCAGAGCCACGAGTGGCAAAGTTAGCGACAACATCATTTAGTGACCAGCCCCTGGCCGTTGTTCCTTCCTGACCGCGCACAACCGTCAGCACGTCCCCCCTGACTGCAGTGAGGTGACAGATTTCGTGAACGGTCTGGGCAGCATTAGTCAGCGTAAGAATGGCGTAAACGTTCTGGGGGTTTGAGCTGTTCTCCATATCCGTGGTAAGCAATTTTGCAAACATGGCCCCCTGTTCCGGCATAACCGTTAGAGTGGTCTGTATCGATGTCACGTTTTCAGCCAGTGCTGACACTACGTTATTTCCAAAACCTGTAATCATTGCTCTATTGCCTCCGCGTCATAGGTGTAAATAAAGGGTAAATTCACCAGGCGCGCGTTAATTGCCCTGACCAGAAAGACCCCTACTCCATCTCCGTACTCAGGGATTTTAAGTGTGAACATTCCATCACTGGAGGTAACGCTGACGTCATAAGTATTTTCCAGCTGCGGATCTGTACCGGCAGTCCCATGAATAAACCGGGCGATGCGGCGCTTCAGCCATTCAATTGAGAACTGGAACCCATCGCCCTTATAAAAGTTCCATGTCAGGATCCGCTTAAAATAGTCATCTGGCATGTGCTGAAATGTGCCGGGATGAAAGTTTTCCATGTGGGCATAAACAATTTCGTTATATTCAACGGTGTTGTAAGCCCCCTCCGCCAGCGTTGCGGTCGACGTCTGTATCAGCGGCCGTTCGACGCCGTAAATCCCCCTGGCTATCCAGTCGAGCAGAGGGCCGGTAATCAGTGAAGACGTCCAGCAGGGCAGAAAAAGCGCATTGAAGGCGTCGAGGTATTGCTGAGCGATGATGTTGTAAGCATTAAAAAATGCCACGATGTTGGGATCATCGCGGTACTGGACAAAGGGATAGGCAGGAATAATTTTTTCAACTGGCTTACTCATATTGCCTCACCACGATCATGCTGGAATCAGTTGCAAAATAACCGTACTGATCACCGCTGATTAATCCGGTATGTTCATCCGGCGTTGCCACCTTGCCATTGATAGCCACAACAACCTGAATAAGCGACACTGAATCTTCGCTGACGATACCGGTTACAGCAGTCAGGAATATCTTTTGAATCCGGTAAATGCTGACTGGCTCACCAATGCCAATGCTTTCAATATATTCAACCATCGACGATGCAACCGCCGAGCTGATTGATTCATTCGAAAAATCAACGAGCGTTGCGTTCCAGGTAATGATCAGCGATAACTGCTGGGAGATGGGCACGATAAATGGGATCTGGTAGCTGTCCGGATAGCTCGTGATGGTTGAAGTAATAACCGTTGGCACGTTGCCGGAAGGATCATGAACCTCTCCGGTTAATACCGAAATATCAGGCACTGACTGATATATTGCATGGGCAACCTCATAGGGATCGCCACCGCCTACCACAACAGCCCATTGCCTCAGGTTGATTTGCCTGAACGCAATCAGGGCTTTTTTTACCCCCTCCACCCGGGAGAGCATCGTTTTCAGTAAATCTGGCACCCCTTGGACAGTTGCCATGCCAGACTGCATCACCTGCGCGCGATATTCAGCGTAGTTCTGCGCGTCATTTCCCGGCAGGCCCGGTTCAGTATTTGTACAGGTCAGTTTCTGAGATGCCGGCACTGAGGTAATGACCTGTGTCACCGAGCCAGCCGGCACTGCCCAGGATCCACTGGTGGTGGCCAGGCAGTAAACCTGGTTCGTCTGGCCGGATCCCGGAATGACCGTGTTTGCCTGGACGGTGTACTGATGGTTACCGTCTGAAACCACGAATCCCTTCGGTACAACGAAACCCGGCAACCCGGTAAAGACAATATAAACGGATGTATTAGAGCCAGCCCCCTTCGGAGCACCGTAGATATTACCGAGCTGATCAAGTAACGGCACGTTGGCCCCGTATGGTGTGACTGAGTTGATAGCATCCACCATCGCCTGGTCAATCAGGGCCAGAGCGCCGACTGCTGTACTGGCTAGATCGGTGATGAGCGATGGAGGAAGATTTGCCGTATAGCCAGGTACTTCAGCGGAAACGTTAGCAATCAGCCTGGCAAGGAGCGTTTCAGGTGGCGTAGGCTGCGCGCCCGCCTTCGTTACTGTTACGGGAAGGTCTGACATGTTTACTCCAAAAAAACACCCCGCAGGGTGCAATTTATTAATGCCGGTCTGGATGTGATCAAACTGCTATTTCGCCCCGCCATGACACCCCGTTTCTGAAGATCACGCTGATGTCATAAGTAGGCCGATCGGCACTATTCACCTTTGTAATGGTGAGAGAGGCAAAATAACCGGAGAACTGTTGCTGGACCATGTTCACGTAATAGTCCGGGTAAATCTGACTGACAATGCATTGTTGCGCAGGAATACCGTATTGCGCGTAAAAAGGGGATTCGCCCAGGCCCAGTTTCAGGGTCTGAATGAGCGTCGTCAGCCAGCCATATGAAAAATCGCCGCTGGCGTCCGATTCAACCGCCACCCATTTTTTGCCGCCATTACCATCCGGCACCCGCCCCCACGTCCTCATTTCGGATCTCCTGACGTCCTGGTGGTCTCACCCGATTTCACGTTATCAACATCGTGATGATGGGTTGATCCAATATTAACTCCGTTGTGCCTCAGTCCCTCAGCTGACAATTCCAGCGTCTGGCCGGAGACGGTTAACGTGATTTTATCGTTATTGATCGCTATTGCTGCCTTGCCGTCAGTAGTTTTAATGAGCGCGCCAGCGGGACCATATAGCGTGATTTTGTTGGGGTCTTCGGCGCTCCACTCACTGTTTCCAAGCGGCAAGAAAAACAGCGCGGTAAGGGATGCAGGCAGCGACATATCGGCCATGCCGGTACCAAGCCCCGACACGCCGCGCAACGAGACGTCGGCAGGCACGGTTACGCCCTTATCGCCCACGCGGATGGGATAGCGGATATATTCGAACCCTGCCACCGGCACCGTAATCTCCTGCAACTGGATGGCACCTGGCAGTACATCAAACTGAACGGTCACGATCGCGCCCATGACTTTCACAACGTGACAGGGCATTGCGCGCCCCTGCAGCGCGGTGTGATCCTCAATCCGCATAGTGACCATGTTTGAAAGCGAAGACAGAAACGGAAATTTTTGTGAATCGCTCACGAATTATCTCCTTTGGCAGCCAGCATCCCGACCGCCTCGAATATGGTTACCCAGGCCTCACCTGAACCATTCATGAATTCGCCAACGTGACGTATGGAACTGATAATAAATTTGCCCGAAAAATTGAGTTTGTCGCGCTGCGCCGAAAATGCGGCAGGCGTATTTACCGATAACAAAGATTGTGAGCCGTTAACCAGACTGTCAGGTAACGTGATTACATCCCCGACCAACAGATCGCCGCGCAGAGGCGTTTTAAATGACACTTTATTGATGCCGATCCACGTAGGCTGTCCGATCAGCTCATTAGCGTTAATTGTCCTAGCATTGCTGGTGGTCAGATTATCGAAAAAACGGATGATCCCCTTCTGCATTACCAGGCTGATGCCGCTATAGCCTTCCTCGTTGATCAGGCCGAGCGATGCGCTTTTCATTGCGATAGCAAGCTGTGACGGCCTGTTATAGACACCCTGCCAGTCTTCGGGCAAAACCAGCTTGTCGCTGATCCGTATGTCCAGCTGCGCATCCGGATAGGCGCCGCTCAGCGCACGCCTGACCACCTCAGCCAGCTCTTCCCCCCGTTTACCATCGACCATGATGTTAAGCGTTTTGCCATTTTTGTCGGTCAGAAGCCCTGGATTGACAATCAGATTCAGGCACTGGTTAACGCCCTGCCAGTTCCCATACGGATTGAAAACCTTACCCTGCAGTAAGATCCCCTGCTGTTCCGGCCGCTCCAGTGGCAGGCCACCGGAAAATCCCCCGTAAAGCGTCACGTTTGCCCCGAAAAGATTGACGCTCTGGGAAAGCGCTGCCATTGGCAGCCCATAAATCGCCAGCATAGTTCCGCCAGTCGCCACGTCCGGGGAAGTGATCAGAATGTCGAAGATGATGTTAAGCGCGCCAGCGGGGCTTTCGGTGCTGACGAACGGCCCTATTGGATTTCCAGTAGCGTCAACGATCGGCTTTTGCTCGCTGTCCGTGATTTCCAGCTCGTAATAACGCATTCAGGTCGCCTCAAACTGCTGCGTGCTGTCCCGCAACACCAGTTTGCCGGGTGCGAGCGAGAGCGCCAGATTAATGTCATAGCCATCCGGCGATGCCACCAGCGGCACATACGCAATTATGGTGTTCTGACCGTCCTTCAGCTGGAGGTAATACCGGCGTGCGTAATGGTTCCAGGGTACTGTTCCAAACACCTGAGCGCCGCCAACAGTCGTCCTGAACGTAAACGGCTGATCGTTCTGCGGTCTGAATGCAATGAAGGCTGTCAAAATCCAAACTCCTGCTGCAGCTGCTGCGTTACGCCCGACCATGAAAGACCGTCCGTTTTTGCCCCGCTGCTAAACTTGCTCATCAGATTTCCCAGGGTGGCATCAAGCTGAGAAATAGTAAGAAGCGGCTGCTCAAACTCTAATGACCATGAATACTGGGCCTGTTTGTTCTGGGGCGAAAAACCGGAGTTGTCAGCCATGCTTCTTAACAGGCAGCCGGTATAAATAAATGATGGGGTCAAAACGGTATAACTGCCGCCGCTCTGATTGTGCTTATCCAGCGCCAGCTTCAGCGCCATAAACGTCATGGTCTTATTGGCATAACCCGATTTAGTCGATACGGGCCGCAGCATCTGCATGATAATTTTGTTGGGCTTCTGCACCACGGCGTTAGCCGCTGTGGCCTGATTATAAAAAGGATAACTGCCAACATCCTGTTGAATCAGCGTCGTGCCGGGCATGGGCATAAAACGGGTTGAGTTATCAGCCAGTTCACCGTGTAGCGCGCCATCGAGGATATTAAGACCCTCGGTAAATACAGCTATTGGCAGCGTGCCCCCGGGAATACCTGCAGCGATACCGTCAACGAGCAGGATCGGGGAAACCTCAAAGGCAAGCCGCCAGGCCTGCCCGAAGAAATTGAGAGCCATTTACCCTCCGGATTAATGCGGGATGTATTGTGACTGCGCGGACGCGTTGATGTCTGAGCCAGGGCGCTGATTGATATCAAGCTGGATGGTTACGCGCTGAGCGCGGTTACCGTTCAACTGCTGCTCCGCCGTTCTCAGGCGATCCATAAGCCCGGTATGCTGATCTTCAGCGCCCCGAACTTTTGGCAGCAATTTTTCAAGATATTGGATGGTTTCCAGCTTCAGGTTCAGGTTGCCATCTTTCCCAACAGCAACGTTGCCCCCGTTATACTGCGCCAGCGATTGCGCTATATCGCCATGGTAGCGCTTGAGGTTATCCTGGAAATATCGCGCTGCAGCGGCCGTGGCTTTTTCAGGATCGAATCGATCGCTGTCCGAAAGCCCATACCGCGCGCCGGTGTCCCGTGTGAACTGGAATAGACCACCAGCGCCAGCACGACTAACCGCCCGAATATCCCAGCCTGATTCTGCCTCTGCAACTGCTGACAGCAGGCCACCAGGTAATTTGCTCCGGTAATTTTCGTTCGCTACGTGGCTCTTATAGATATTCCTCACATGACGATCATTAGCATCAACCCGACGTTCGGTTTTAGCGGCCGCACTCAGCGCGTCAGCCCTGTTTTTTTTTGCATTGCCCACAGCACGTTTACGCATAGGCGACAGGAACGAGTTATCAAATACGACCCCCGCCACATGCCCCATAGCCATCACCGCATCGCCGGGAGTGTCATACGTGCCCATCAGCAGATTTCTGAATGCCTGGCTGTTTGTCTCAGGTCCAGGCGGTTGCCCCTCCTGTGCAGATTCGTCCTCTTTTCCCGTCAGCCTGTCGAACCAGCGAATTGCATCCCTTACAGCGCTGGCAATGCCCTTAATATCTCGCTCAAAATCAGACAGATCTTTCTGAAAATCCGTTCCTGATAGCCAGGCACCCAGCCTTTCTAATCCCTGGGCAACGGTCTCAAAAACCGCCCTCCCGTTTTCTCCCTTCAGAAATTTTTCTATGTCTGTGGTGAGCGTGTCCGCCAGAGCACCTATGGGTTTATTCAGCCTCGCCAACACGGAAAGAAACGTGTTCCCGATGCGGTCGGCATCATTCGCCAGCCGTCCATTCAGATCCTGAAAGCTGCGTTGCGTCCCCGCGCCCATGTCACTGTCGAGCTGCTGAGCCTGCGCACCAAACATGGCATTAAGGCGATCCATATCGCCCGCGTTCGCCGCAATCTGATTCGCGGTATTCACATCGATCATTCCGCCCAGCCCCATGCTTTGCAGAACGGCCTGTGAAACGCCCGTATCTTTGTAATCCTTCAGCAACGACGCTGCGCGAGATAACAGTTTAGGGAGGTTGGCAGCCGCGCCTTCTTCGGGATTAATACCGAGCGAAAGCAAGCCAGCATACGCTTGATCAGAAGGGTTGTTCTGCGCATTAGTCAGCCCCTGAATGATGCTGCTGGTACCAGAAAAGCGGTTCCCGTAGACGTTCTGCGCGGCCTGCATCTGGCCCGAGGTCATGTTGTTGCCCTGTGCAGTGCGGTACTGCGCAGCAACATGACGGGTCATGACGTCATAACCGAACATGCCGCCGGTAGCCAGCAGCCCCATTCGAGCAGACCATCGTATGGAAGCTGAATAAAGCCCCTTCAGAAGGTTTTGCGTCGTATTGAGCGTTTTATTAACCAGTCCAAACGTCTTAAGCGAACTTTTCGCGGACTTATCCACTCCTCCAAACAATTTTTTAAGTTCTTCGGACCAGGTCGATGGTCTGCTCTGGCTCGGAACAACTGGCAACCTCCGCTCCGGTTGGGAAGGAGGTGAAACAACTGGTTTACCACCAGGGCCAATCTGCAGGGCCGACTGAAACCGCTGGACCACCTCTTCCATTCGCTTCAGGCGAGATTCATCGATATTAATGTCCAGAACCGGACGTGTATTTTCACTCACTGAAAAGTCCCCGCGGTTTACATTTCAGCAGCTCACGAAGCTGCGCGGCCGTGCGCAGCTCGATGCCACTTTGACTGAACAGATCGCTGAAACCTATACCGGTAGCGTATCCGAGGAGGTCGCTGATAACGTGGTCTCCGTCTCGCCAGTATTCTCGTCGGGCTTCAATATCGGCAATGATGCTGTCCAGTCCGTAACATTCAGCGATGTAATTCGACTGTTCCACAGTCCACCCACGCTCTCCATCAGGGATTTCGCCTGGTCGGGTTTGTTTATCGCAGAGACGCATATAAAAAAAACCAGTTCACCGATCACGTCATCCAGTTCAACGATCCCTTTATCGAGAGCAACCTCGAGCGGCTGGTTATCCCAGCCCTTACCTTCAACCGGATAAACCAGGTTAGACAGCCGGATAATTTCATTAACCAGCGTATTACGCACCCCGTTGGCACCGTCCCAGATCTCCAAATCGCTCGCGATTTTTTCAAGCAGCAGATAGGCCACGCGCGGACCCGCAACCGTGCCCAGTCCTTCGCTAAAGATCGAGGCAAAAACCTTGCTGAGGATAAAAAAATGCTGCCGGTAAGCCTCTTTAGAAATCGGCGTGCTGTGGATCAAGCATGTACCGTTTTCTGTTTCCGCTTCAGCTATCAGATTCATGTTGCGCGCAATTTTCATCACAGATCCCACATATCAGAGTTGGTGTAATAGATGCCGGTCAGGGTGATTAGCAGCCCCGGGTCACCACCAGCAAACGTCATATCCCCACACGACGAAATGGACGTGTTCGAAAGGTCAAAATCGCCGAACGTACTGCTGTCGGTGTAAAGCCGGCAGTCGCCCAGTACACCGTCTTTCTCATAGCGCGCTTTAAACTGTGCGGCCAGCGCCTGACTGCGCACCAGATGAATTTTGGCCTGTGCCATCATGTAGGGCTGCGGTGACTGAACAATGCCGGTCATGGTTGGCAGTGGTTCAACGATGTTGCCCTGAAAGGCGATCTCAATACCTTCCTTTGCCAGATATGAGGCCGATACATTCAGCTCCGGCACGTCACTGAATTTGATGCTGGCACGAACACGGTTCAGCACGCCCTGTTTGATTTTTGGATTTGTAGCCACGGTTTATCCCTCACGAAAGCTGCATAGTGACGTTGATGTTGAATACGATTTCGGTAAAACCGCGCATCGGTGTATATGTGGCCGACAGCCCCGCATAGCGCCCTTTTGCGTAGTCGTTCGGGTTATTTTTAATGTAGGTTTTAAACTTAATTGCGTTAACAACAGGAGCGCCATTCACCAGTCCATAACTGCCACCCGTGTCGAATACACCCTGGGCAACCAACTGGAGCCGATCAACACCATCCTGATCGTAATACAGCGGATTGATTGGGTTATTGCTGCCATTAATGACAGCGTTTGCCAGCGCCATATTTGCGTTAATTTGCACCCAGTCTACCGAATACCAGTAGGTCATATCGTTGCCGTCACTGGTAACGCCGTTAACCAGTATTGTGTTGCTGATACCGCCTTCTGCGCCGGTATCGACATAGTTAATGTTTTGGTTCTGCATTCTTTTCAGAATGCTGTTCTTACCCGGATGTGCATTGACGGCCTGAAGGAAACGGAACGCCATTGGCGGCACTTTATTTACGTCGGAAGGTGCTGCTGACACGAAATTCCACATTGCGGCCACAGCAGCATTTGTGTCCGGATAGGAAGGGTCAGCGGTTGCAATGACTGATTTGATCCCGGCATAGGGCGACACGGAATTAGTATCAACTGGCGTGTCAGTCAGCACAAAAAAGTAGAGCATGGACTCATTCGATGTGTGCAGTTTCGCCAGAGAAATAAAATCTGCATCCCCATCCCATGAGCGCGGGACGTGATAGGCATAAAATCGTTTTAGCGGTTCATCAATATATTTTTTTAACGCTGAAATCTGTTCCGGGACGGTTAACCCTGATCCGAGTTCAATCACATAGACGCCCACCGATGAACCCTGCGCAAAGAATTCATCTGCCGCAGTTTCCAAAGAAGTGACGTCATTTTTGATGGAAAACGTGCCAATCACGTCAACGTCTGTTGAGGATGCGCTTACATCCCAGATGATAATATTTTCTGACGCAAGCTGAGCCGTCCACGTCCCGTTAAGTGCCTCTGGCGTAAACCCCGTAGTGGTAATTTCAAAATCTTCTCCAACGGTAAAACTGGTCATGCCGTCAGAAATTCCCAGCATAGCCAAATTTTTGTCGCCATTTTCCCGCACAGCAAATGAAACAGGCTTCAGGTCCAGAATATCACTCAGGTCAGACGATTCAGTCAGTAGCGCTGGCTCACCTGGTGACAGATTCGTCATTCCAGCTGAGACCAGCGCCGACATCTGCTGCAGCCCTGACGGAGTGCCGCTGATTGTCTGGGATACGTTTATCGTGACAATACGTGTACTCATTATTTTATCTCGTAGTTAATGATCGCTTCCGTGATCAGCTGATGAGCAACATCGATCGCGGTTGACTGGTAATAGTTGATGTCGAAATCTACAAATTTCTGTCTGGCCAGCACGCCCATTTCAACCTGGGTTCTCTTGCCATCGATCACCACCGGCACGTTCGTAATGCCGAATTCCTCATCTCCCAGTGCCGTGTTAACGACGTAATCCACGAACTGCAGCGCCTGCGCATTAGTCAGGCCGTACATGGTCAGACGCACCTGATCGGCAACGTGCTGGCTGCGACTGCCATAATGCGGAGCAAGTTGCAGCGCCATGGTTGAGCGCACATCTGCCACGATGTATGGCGGTCGCAGGTTTGAAGGAGAGAGGAAAGACGGATAGACCGTGGCGAACTTGTTAAGAGAAAGCCAAATAGGAATGCTGTTAGACAGAATCTGTTCATCTGAAATTTCTTCTGCGCTCTCGATGATCTGCGTGCGCATAGTGGGCTGAATGGCGGTGCCGCGGTAATGGTAGATACCGGCCTGCGTATAACGGGCCTCCATTCGCGAAAAGGCAAACTGCGTGCCGTCATACTCACCGAAATAAACCGCATCAGGATTCACTGTATTCAGTTCGTCGGCCTGCTCCAGCGGTGTAAAAATAATATTGTTGGTCGCCCCCGTAACGGATTCTGACTGCTCTGATACAACCTGCCGGTGCAGGCTGCCTGAGACAACGCGTGACACCGGCATTCCCACTTTCTCAAGCTCGTCATCGGTAAGGATGGCCGCATTAATCCAGTACACGAAACCGTCCAGCGGCAGCACCTTTCTCACGTAAAGGCGGAAGGTGATTTGCTGGCTGGAAGATATAGTTTCTACGGCGGAGTGAAGAACGGAGGAAAGCTGAGAGCCGGTGTGAGCGGCAAACTCATCAAGTCTCGGCATCGTTTTCTATCCATGCGGTGAATGATGTTTTGAACAGGCCGCCGTCAATAAATGACGGCCGTCGCGGTCCAAACTGTCGTTTCAGACGGCTGTTCACCCCATGTAATGCGGCCTGAGTCGGCACGCCAGCCACATCCAGACCGGCCATTTCCTCCTGCTCTAAAAAAATATTAAACTCGCGGATAACGTTACCCATCAGCAGTTCACCGCCGTCCGGTGCCCCGTATCGGATCCGGTTTATCAGCTGGTGAGCAACAGCGGTGCCGGCCTCCTGAATAATGTCGTCCTGGTGCTGCGCCCAGAAATGGGAAAAAAGACCGTAGTCCTCCTCCAGTTTTGTGGCGACCTCAAACGTGGTGGCCGGTTCTTCGCCGTAGTCATACGGCATATCGACTACACCCAGGCAGATTTTCATGGCGTATATCCCCATAGCGGTCCCAGTTCCATCAGCACCGCCAGTGCCGCTCGGCCATATGGGTCCTGCATCAGCATCAGGTCGGCCAGCGTCAGGTTATTCAGCGCGTTGCTGATAGTGAGTGAACCGGACGTACCCTGGTCGGAGGCTGATGAGGTGATCCCGGCGACATAATTACCAATCCCCAATTTTTTTCGCAGATCAGCAAAATAGGTTGAAGGCGGTGAATCGTTGGCATAATTGAGAAGCAGCGAGGCGGCAAGGTTGTAAACCGTATTCATCCAGACGATTGGCAGCCGTTCCAGCCCGACATGCCGGGGCATCAGCTCCAGCGCCGAATCGAAGCAGCATTCAATCGTCGGATCATCGTCCGTGATAGCGGATTCAGGAACCCCCATAGCCACCCGGACGAACCGGAGAAATCCGGCAAGTGTCGGGCGCGGGGTCATTATTTTTTCACCTGAATTTTTTTATCGACTTTGGTCGTATTTGGCAGGTCCTGATCGATGGCTTCGCCCTTGATTTCCATCTGGATACCGTCACTCAGTGGCGTCTCACCACTCTGGATCACGGCAGATTCGACAGCATTATTGAGCGCGACAGCGCTGGCCTCGAGAATGCTCTGAGACATGTTGTCGAGGTTTTCCAGCTTCTGCTCTGAGTTTTCAATGATCTGGCTGGTGCTGAGCGCCTTATCCAGTGAATAGCAGATGCCCGAAAAATTTTTATCAACGTTGTCACGATGCTGAAAACCATATGGCTCATGCTGGCTGATGATGTAGGAAATCACATCCTCAGGCTGTTCAATCATGTGCTGGCGGCCAGCCGGGATAGTTATGCCAAACGACTGATGTTTCTCTGGCAGTTTGTAGTTGAAGGTGTGCGTCTGGCGGGAACAGTTACTGATGTACAGTTTCATGAAAAAACCCTATAAAAAAAGGGAGCGCAGGCTCCCTATGTTATTCTCATATGCCCGGATCAGGCGTATTTGGCAGACAGAAGCGTCACGCCTTCAGAACGGAAGTTCCAGCCAGGCGTGGCTCGCATTGTGTAGAGCGTGGTCAGCCCTCCATCAGGCATTGGAGACGGAACCTCAGTAGGCGCGGCGACGTCGCAGAACATCACATTTACCGCCTGCTGATTCGGGGTCAGGGTGGCAAAAATATTAGTATTAATGTCCTGACGGGCCTCAGGTACCACGATTTCCGGATTGGTTACGATAATCAGATCCGTTCCGCCAGCCCCCTTACCGATCAGCGTGTCGTCCTGGCAGAAAATTACATCGTCGCCGGACGCGTCTTTAGCGATAGTTTTCACCATCGTGCCTACAGTAGCCGTACCACCACCTGGGCGCTGATAGCTGGTCAGCTGAACCACCCCTGTCCACTCCAGTGCTTTCATGAATCGTTGCGGGCAAAGAATTACGGTTAAAAGTGGCTGGCCCAGCATCAGCATGCGGGTTTTCTGATCGGCAATCAGGCCCAGTAAAAACTTCGCCATTTCGCCGGAGTCCCAGGTGGTGTAGGAGTCATTACCCTGGCTGTCGTTACCGAGGTTGAGCGTGTTGGCATTAGGAGAGTTGGTGATCCCCTCGTTATTCGACGCCTGCACACCGTACAGCAGCATATTACGCATCTGTTGCGCGTGGCCCTGACGGTTTGCAAGACGCAGACCTTCCACCAGCGAATAACCCCAGCGATTCGCCGCGTCCGTATCGAGATAGCTGTACTGGGAGCGCGTGGCGATACGATAAGTTTTCATCTGGTCATATCCGCCGGTAATGGTGGCGGACGGCAGTTGCGAGGGTAATGACTGACCTACATGCGCCTGCGTAGTGGCGCGAAGGTATTTTTGGTAAACGACCAGATCACCCGAGCTGATTTTCACAGTGGGTGCTGAACCTGGCAGAATGTCGAATGCACCAGACGCCATGCTGTATTGCATGATAATTTCTGGTAGCACCATCGATGGTGAGACGGTAGTAATAGCGGGTGCAAATGCGCTCATCGCTGATTCCTTAAATTAAAAACAGGCCGCACGGCTTATCGAATTCCCAGACAACGCTGCCGCTGCCCTCTTTTTTTACTGTGAGGTTTCCAGAATTCGAAACCATCAGCAGCTTAATGCTGATTTTCGGGTTGTCCGGGGCTTCTGCAGAAAACAGGTCAACCATGTTTTCTTTAATGTTCCACACGAATACGTCACCGCCATCAACCGCACTGCTGTCATCAGCAAGAGCGGCCACGGCGGCGCTGATCGGGAGCGGAATACGCGCCTGTGAGCCAATGCGGTAGTAGTGAATTGATCCGCCAGGCATAAACAGCGGGACCGGATTTCCGGCTGTGGTGATGCCATGGTGGGCCTGATTAGCCACTGAAAAGGCATTGCATGCTTTAGCGGTCGCTTTCTTCAGTGTTGCGCCAGCAACGTTCTGTGCAGGATTCGAGATACACTCAACCAGGGCTACGCCACCCCAGACTGGCGCATCAACGTCTGCGTGCAAAATCCCGGAACACAGTTGCAGTCGTACAGCCGGATCATCCCAGGCATCACCCTGTGTCATGCCGCGGGATTCAACGTTGAACAGGCCCGACGTGGTACCCTGCGTTTTGAATGGATCGAAGTTGATGAAATTAGCGGACATTGTTCATGCTCCCCTGCGTGTTGATTTTTTCCAGCACGCGGCCGGGTGTTTTAAAAGTGCTGAGCCACACGTTGGGATCACCGAAATATTCAGTGATCTGGCGGCCCGCTTCGTCGCTGCGCACGCGTTTATTTAACTGGCCCTGCGTGTTGTGAATTTCATGTTCAATCGCTTTACGCGCTTCGCTGTAGATCGCCTCTTCAAGCACAGAAAGCGTGGCTGAGTCAGCAATTGCGCGGATATTCACATCAGCGTGTTTTGGCGAGTGCTTTTGCATGGCCACGAGCGCCCGCTTACTGAAATCCAGTGCTTTTTCGCCGGAGAACGGTTCTGGCGCACGTTTGCCAACTGCGGAATAAGCGGCATCCGCGCGGGATTGCGCTTCGCCCATATCCTGATCATTACGTTCCTTTTCTTCTGCAGCGGCCGCTTCGTCAGCTTTGCGTTTCTCTTCAGCTGCTGATTCAGCATCTGCCTTCGCTTTTTCTTCAGCCTGTTTCTGCGCTTCAGCTTCATCTGCTTTACGCTGTTCTTCCTCCGCTGCATCTGCTTTGGCCTTTTCAGCTTGTTCGGCTTTTTCTTGAGCCTCTTTTTTTTCTGCCTCTTCGGCATCAGCACGCGCTTTAAATCCACCTTCCAGTGAATCCATACGCGAGGTCAGGGCTTCGATCCCCTTAATGACTCCGCCCAGCGCATCGCCAATTGCCTTTGCGAGCAGGGTTTGAAGCTGATTTTCATCCATATCTAAGTCACCTGTTTTATTTGAAACCTCGATCCCGGCAGGGATCTTCTCTTTGTCCCACACGCCCAGCGAGCCGCGCTCCTCTGTCACAAGCGCAATGTGATCAATCAGGAACGGCACGCCTTCGATGAGAAAGTTCGTGTCACCGTCTTTTACCTCTACGCTTCCAGATTCGTTGTTGAAAACGACCGCGGGGCTGGTTGAAACTTTCTCAGTGATGATTTGATCAACAATATCCCGGATATAAACCCGGCATACAGCCCAGACCTCATCGCCCCTGATATAAGGAAGCATCACTGAACCCACTACCCGCTCAGTAAAATCCTCTTCGGTGAGAGTTGCTTTATCAGGGTGATTAGCGATGACCGGCAAGCCATGACAGCGCTGAAGAAACTCCTCGTTGAGGTAAATTTTCGGATCACGCCAGACGTGCTCTTTTAGTCCGGTTCGGTACGCCAGCCCCGTCCCTGTGATGCGCAGGTTTACCAGCCACATATTTGAAAATTTAACCGGTGATGGCGTGGTGCCATCCCGTATCCGTTGCGCCAGCTCAAGTTCTGTTAAATTCACGTTTCCCCTTCTCCGTTAGATACTCATCAGGTAACTGTTGCGGCGCGTAAACCGGTATCGCCTGACAGCTGCAAAAAACCTCTTCGCCTGCGGCGGTAATTTCGTCGTAAAAACCGCATACAGGCTTAATCAGCCCCTGCTCTAATGCCCAGGAATCCCGGACCAGATAAATGAGGTCGTGACGCTCTTTGTGGTCCTTGCGATACCGATATCCCGGACGCCGCCAGTTTGAATGCCAGCGAAATGCGATAGCACCGCTCTGAATGGCCAGCACGTATTTGACGTTGCTGGCCAGCTTGTGCCCCTGATCAATCGCTACGCGTCGGCTTATAAAATCGAGGTCACTGACAGACTTCTGAATTTCGGCTTTCTGAGCGCGCTTATCTGTCTCGCTCACCCCGTCCGGAGGTATTGACGAAACCCAGCCCTGAAAGCGCTGCACCGTTCGCTCGATGGCCTGTTGCCGGTTAAGTTTTATGAGATTCGCGCTCGCAAAAATGCGCCGATCCAACTCCTTGCGAAGCTTCGGCTTAATTTTTTTGAGGGTGATTTTCGACGGGCCGCCAGGTGGCTGATCCCTGAGAGCGCCCCCATCAATAACGAGGCGGCTATAAATGGCGGTGAGGTGCTTTCGTGCTACATCGTTATTGGGCGCTTCACGCTGAGCGGCCACATGCAGGCGCTGACTCCAGCTCAGTAATGATTTTTCGCTATCCCAGCCTGTTTCGACGTAGTGATTGATCGCAGCGGTCAGAACCTCAAACAGGCTCGTCGGCTTTTTCTTCCCCGCCCGGCTGGCTGACTTCATTCTGTCGCTCCGGTTGCGCTGGTGGGATGTAATTTGCGAGGGAATCGATGTTGATGATCAGGGGCATATCGCCATAGGTCTGTGTGCCGCTGACGATTGAGGCCAGCCATTCGGCCAGTACAGCTCTGTTCTCCGGGTCCAGCGTTGGTGCCATGCCCGTATAGAGCGCCGTTGCTGACTGGATCGTTTTGCTATCAGACTCCCTGCGTTTGTCCGGCGACTCCTCCACCAGCTCCTGCCACCTCGCGCTGAACTCCCGCCGCCACATATAGAATGTTGATTTATAGTCATCCGTGATGATTTCGGGAAAATCACCCTTCAGCGCGTTAAAAAAATCTTCGTTCCAGGCAATGTACTGAACCAGTTTTTCGAAATAATCCATTACCGGTTCGATCTGCTGGCGGACACCATCTATGTATTGGCTGATTGCCTTAGAATCTTCAGCGCCGTCGCTCCACCCTTTTGAAAATGCCTCCTCTTTAATCAGGATGGCCGGAACGTCACTGCCGGATGCAATATCGGAAATGATGTTGTCGCGCGCCGCATTCAGCGCCCCATCGATGTTCTGCAGATTAAGCGACTCAATGCTGTCCTTGTCTCCTATGCTGATCACCCCGCCAGTGCGTGCTAATTTCACCATCGCCCTTTTGGCGGAAGACGCCATTTGTTTGATGCCGTTCATGATCGAACCGTTCTGGTTCGTCTTAGCCACCAGCACGCCCGCTTTCTGACTAACCAGGTCGTTCGCCTCCATGGTCCCTATATAGGATTTCATGGGGTACAGGACGCGCTGAAATACGCTGCGGCCAGTGAAACCGAACGTTGAGTTCTGGAACTCAAGATAAATAGGCGTGCCGTGGAAAATTTTTAAAGTTCGCGATGGGTGCCAGTTTTTACCGGCGATTTTCAGCGTGTTATTGGGTTTCTGAAAAAACCGGCTGTTGGGATTCTGGTCTGTCACCATTGAGCCAGCAGCGTTGAGCGGATCCCAGACGTTGATATAAACGTCTTCCTCCTGCAGACCGAACTGTAACAGCGGCTGGCTGCAGGGATGATTTGCTGTACCTACGCCGATCGCAGCGGCACCGTAACAGCGCGATATGTAGAAAAAATTTTTGATGTACTCATTGATCCCCATCCGCTCCCACGTTTCACTGAATTGCCTGACAACACGTTCATCAGGATCAGTTTCAACGTTATATTGCCGGGGTTTGCACATCGCCATGCTGATGGGTTTTTCCACCAACTTCCCGCCAAGCGGGTGAAACTGCCATAGCAGCTTGCACAACTGATAACCAACGTCGCTCCCGGGCTTTATTTCTTCAGCGGCCAGAATCTTCGCCAGTTCAGAACTCATATTATTGTTGAGCTGAATCTCTGCCATTTAGAACCCTGCTTACAGTGCTTCGTAGTTCCCGAACGCGATGATCAGGCCATACGTGTAGCAATCGAAAAGGTCATCGGCGCGCTTGTGCGCCAGCGGATCGGCCAGATGAAATTTGGCGATCTGTTTGAGAAGGTGATTAGCGGTGTCCTGCTTGAACGTGGCGACTTTATCGTATGCCTCGCGCGTGATTTTGCACTTGCCCAGATAATGATGGCCGGACGCCATCACCGCACGTTCATCTTTACCCTTGCTGGTCAGGGCCGACTTTATCGGCTGCATTGCCCAGCCTTCTGTTTCGGCTTTCTGGTTCAGAATTGCGCCCATAGCCGCGTCTTCCATGAAAACGCCCATACTGCCCAGGCGCGGCCGGCACAACTTCGCCAGGCGCTCGAGGTTGTCATAGACGCTGGGCATGTATTCGGGAAGCAGCGACGCTTTGATCTGAGTGATATCCCAGTCGATGATCGTCAGCCGTGGCTCTGAATACGTTTCCTCATACGCGAAATAGACAAAGCCGGTGCCGTCATTTTCCGAGCCACCTTTCAACGCGGTATCAGCCACCGCAAAAATCATGTCGCACGTAGTCGGCATGCCTACCGGCAGACCGTCCACCAGCAGCTTATCAATATCCAGCAACGCATCAGCGGACCAGTCTATGAATTCGGCGTCAAACTCCTGCTGATAAACGCGCGGATCGTTCGCTGCTTTCTCTTTTTCCAGCTCATCAGGCGGAACAAACGGGTTTGAGGATGTTGGTGCGTGGTGCTCATGAAATCCGAGGCTCTTGTCATGGCAGATCGCATAGAAAAAGTTTTTTTCATCGGTGCCATTAGGTGTTGAGAACACCCAGGCACGACCGCGACGGGTTAAAAGCGTCGGTTTTATCGACTTCGGCCAGATTTCATTGAGCATTTCCGGCGATTTGGTAAATGCGGATTCATCCAGCAGCACCACGTCATATTCACGCCCACGCCCAGCCAGCGGGTTATTGTTCGTAACCCAGAAATCGATCCTCGCGCCGTTCTTCAGACGAATACGCCCTTCGCTGCGCGATTTCATCTTGATCAGCGGTAACAGCGCTTCTTCCAGGTAGTCGAAAATCTCCTGCTGCTGCTTATACTCAGCGGTGAATATGCCAACCCTGCCGCCCTGTAGCCTTTCGCCACCGGTCTCTTTAAACAGAGAGGTTGCGTAGGATATGGCTATATTGCCCAGAATGGCTGTTTTGCCCCAGCGACGACCGCAGCGCACCACGTTGTACTGATGCTGGCTGCCCTCGGTCCAAACAGCTGACTGCGCGGCATGCAGCTTTCTACAGAATATCTGGGCCATTAATCGCCCTCGCCGTTATCCTGAGTGGGCTGAATAGCGCCAAGCACCTGCAGAGCGTTATGAACCACCACCAGCTCTCCCTCTTTACGCCCATTACGGATGGCTTCGATTTCGGCTTTCAGTTTTTCATTAGCCAGGCGCTCATGCTCCAGCCTGAGTAATCTCAACTCCCTCTCCTGCTCACTGACCGCCAGATGATGAAACGCCGCCAGATTTTTCAGTGCTGCGTCCTGATCGCGCATCATTATTTCAATGCCGAATTTTGATTTTTTCACCCCGGCGATTAGTCGGCGTGATGGTCCGGTTAAATCGCGGGTATCAGCCAGATAAACATCTGCCACCCCCTCACCGGCACAGCGTGGGCAATCAGGATTGGGATCATCGTTCTCAATAAATCCCAGGCCGCCGTATTCAGGCTGAGGCTTTCCAGCGGCAATGGCTTTTTCTGCGGCGCGGTCATATTCATCAATATCCCGCCACTGATAGAGAAAGCGCTCGCCCCAGCAATGCCTGCAGCAGCATCGGCGCATCTGTGAAATCTCACCGGGATCGGCAATAGCAATTTCATGCCAGTGGCGCAAAACCTCCTGGCCGCTCATTACCGCGTCTTTGTGTAGCTGCTCAAGGCCGCGATTTATAGCCCGCGTAATGTTGGGCTTTCGATGGAGCATTCGAGCTGCACGATCTCCCCCCGTGTAACCCGCTTTTTTATAGGCCGCATACTTATCACGCGACTTTAAAAATTCAGCCACAAAGATTTTTTCCTGCGCATTTAAATCTGCGCAAAATGAGGAAGCGCCCGGATCCTGCGCAGTTTTATTTTGCGCAGTCCTTTTAGGCTCAGGCTTCTGGCTGTTTCGGGCTTTAGAGGATTTTTGCGCAGTTTTATTTTGCGCACTTTTTTGCGCAGAATTTTTTAGCGGTTTTTTTATATAACGGCGGGCACTGCTGTAGTTTAATCTCTCCTGCTCACACCACGTTTTGGGTGATATACCCGTACTGGCGTGAGCAGCAGCAAACTGAGACTGCAGCGCCCTCCAGTCGGGTTTGCTCATCTATCAGTCCTTACTGGCAGATAATCTCATCAGTTCGTTGAAAGCGCTGGCATCGCCTTTGCGCGCACGCTCATATAACGCCCGCCTTAGCTCTACCTCGCCTTTCGCTCGTCCCCTCCTCATGGCATCCCTGAATGAGCCCATCAATTCACGGTTCTGTTTGAGTTCAGCCAGATCGATATCGAGGACGTCAGCTATCTGCTGTTCGTTCATTCGGAAAGCGGCAAGAGATTCGATTTTTGACAACGGGAGCATGTTTACCCCCTGTCTGTCGGCAGGCGCCTTTTATATTTTTCGTTGAGAATTTTTACTGCGGTGTTATTCCAGCTAATCCGGTGGTGGATGCGCTCATGGGCTAAACCCATTGTTGAGATTTTCACGCATGATGGTGCGTACATCACCGAGTAAAAACTTTTGACGTATGTTCCTGATGCCAGATACAGCTCTGTCATACCGCCACTGTTCGACTGTGTGGGTTTTTGCAATAACTGGACGGCTCCGATAGTCAGGAACAGCTCACCACGACGGCCGAGTGTCGTGTAGGTATTTACGTCCTCATTGATGCGGCCAATAAACTCAAAGGGCCTGTCTGTGGAGCAGATCAGGCTGTTCATGGCTTTGCGTTTTAACCATGAGGCGTTATTGGAATCTCCAAGAAAATCTCCGCCCTGAGCCATTGCGATAGTTTTAGCGGGGATTGCTTCGTAATACTCAATCATTGCCTCCAGCACCGGATCGAGGCGGGTGATCAGGCAATAATCCTTTTCGAGATCCTTTCCGACCCTGAACTGAAACGCCGTATAATCATCGTCGAGTTCAATAAAATATTTGCAGCCGACTTTTTTTGCCAAATCGAAACAGGCATTGCGGGCATAAAAAATAGATCGCCGGTCACCAAAATTGTCGGCCTCATCGAACCGGTTGGCGATATCGTTTTTTGAAAACATCAGCAGATTGTCGCCGAACAATTCCTGATAACGCTCCCGGGTGGTGTCCTCATCGTCGATGACGATAAAATATTTTCCGGTGTACCCGGATTTTTTTAGCAGGTTCAGCGTGTAGATTTTATCAGGTCGCCCATGGCTCAGGATGAATGCGCAGAAATCATCACGCATGATCTTCTTCCTCTTCGCCGTGGACTATCTCCACCATTTTTTTGGTCAGATGAACGAATCCGTGCTCAATAGCTTTTTCATAGTCAATGATGACCAGAGCAGACTCCTCAAACAGTGCCTGAATCTGAGCACTCGCTGATGCGTAATAATCAGCGATTTTGTTGAAATGAAAAACGGTGTGGCGCTCTGCAGCACTCAGCAGAAATTTTTCTACATCGGGTGGGAGTTCTGCCGCCTGGATGCGCTCCCGTAGATCCAGCGTTTTATTTTCGTCATACAGCTCTGATATCGCCGGAACCGTTTCGGAGGGCTCGTAAACCGGCGTGTCGATTTTTGCAGTGTAGGGATTATCATTCAGGGTTTCGGTTTCGGCCTCCACCAGCAAATCTTCGATCTCCTCCAGGCTGAATCCCGTCAGACCGATATTGAACTGCGCATCCATTAACTCAGCGAATTCCAGCTTTAACAGCTCAGTGTCCCAGCCTGCATTCAGCGCCAGCTTATTATCAGCAATCCGGTATGCCTGTTTTTGCTCCGCAGATAATCCTGGCAAGATTATGGCCGGCACATCGGTTAAACCGAGCTTTTCAGCGGCCAGTACGCGGCCATGCCCTGCTATCAGCTCACCGGCTTCATCTATCAGAACAGGATTGGTCCAGCCAAACTCAGTAATGCTGGCGGCAATTTGCTGTAACTGGTCATCAGAATGCGTGTGCGCATTGCGTGCATAAGGCATGATTTCGCTCAATGAACGGTAAATGATGGTGAGCTGCGGGATGTTTTCTGTTGTGGTCATTTCTGAGAATCCAATAAAATGGCCCGGCTCTGCAGAGCGAGCTGGGCCTTGGTTTGTACTCATCATGACGTGTGGATGGGTATGAATGTCCGCCAGCAGTTGCACCTACTGGCGGTCGCCCACCTTATGAAAAAAACGCAGTGCCCATTACTCAGGCACAATGGTGCAACCAATGACAATGGCATCGGATGTTACAATCACTGGTTGCTCCAATAAAAAACCGCCCGTAGGCGGTTGATTCTAATATGCCGGATTAGGCTTAGCTGATTGGCTGTTAAAATTTTCCATGTAATTAAAAAGTTCTTTCCTAACTGCTTCAATCTGACCGCCATGATTTGCCGCTTTTGACCCATCCATAAAGCTTGTCTCCCAATGTCTTTGCACAGGCGTAATACCAACTGTTTCAGTTATCCGCCCCTTGACTGTGCCCACGCCGTCAGGATAAAAAACGTACTCTTCAAGAATTTTGTAGGGTAATGACATCAAAATCTCCTTTTCATAATTAGATGTTATATCTTATCCTTAAGAATAATCTTAGTGAAGCTAATCTTTCAGGGTGACCCATTAAATAAATTCTTATCATCAATAATGCGAGGATAACAAAATGTTGATGGACGATATCACTGCTGCAGCGACCATTGCTCTGTTGACTGGAAGGGGAAAAGTATACTTCGTAGCTGTAGCTTTAGCCGGAGATGTGCCAGTAACAGAGGACAAATATCTTGTTATGGTGAATCCTCAAGGTGACAGGGTAGCTGTCAAATACCCAGGGCAGGAATGGCGTCAAGATAATCCTATTATTAAAGGGTACAATAAAAAAATACCCACCTATAAAAACGCTATAAGACATCCAAGCATTAGGCTTGAAAACAAATAAACTTTATCTCCTCCATTCATCATCTAAGGATGCTGCAGGTGACATCCTATTATCTTAAAGCCTCTTGTCCACCGCTTGACCATACGCGGCGCAATAGTGAATTAAATGCTGGTTGCAACTTTTGGCATATTGGGAGTGGTCCTTTTAATTCTTGTGATCAAAACAGTTTTTTTCCCACGTTTCATTATGTCCCAGAATCGCCCGCTGTGTAAGGGCGCTCATGACGTCAATATCGTGGTCACTAACATAGATGGGGCGCACCCACTTACAACCGGTATCAATCACCCTCGCGCCGCCACCGTTCCCGCAACCGCTCAGAGACAGCAGCATCAGGCTGGCTGTTAAGATCCTGCTGAACATCGACAGCATTTTTCAGCACCTCAATATGTTTTTCCAACGCCTGAGCCTGTTCAGATGCCCGCTCCGCTGCGGCTGTGTTTTCAGCTGAGTTTTTCCCTCTGCTCCGACCCAGCCCGAACGCGGCAGCTACCAGACAGGCGATTACGGCAAGTACGTTTAACAGCGTCTGCATCAGATCAAACCTTTGTAGGCGTCATAGGTGCCGCTGCGCATTACCTCTGCATGACGGCGTGCGCGGTCAGGTGTCTGGCTCGCCCACAGGCTATTCAGCATTCCACCAGATGCACCGGCAAAATCACCACGTGAAATCATACTCAACGTATTAGTGAAACCAGCCAAACCGGCCACGCCCATCTGATAAGCCATGCTGCAGAGAACATCCCGACGTGCGTCGTTACACTGCGCCAGCGCGGCCGCAATTGCGGGCTGTCGATTCATAGAGGCGGTTTTCACATCTACCAAGCATTTTTTCCACACATCGCCAGCAGGACGTGGCACGGTGAACTGATACTGACTGATTGGTGCATTTTGCGGACCGATCCTGATACCACCGGCAACAGTTGGAAAATTACGCGTATCCCAATATGGAGCCTCGCGATAGCCCTCCTCAAAATTGAGGATTTCGATAATTTTACTCACCGCTTTTACTCCGTGTTGAATCAGGGACTAGGCGCGCAACGTTGCCGCGTGCCATAAAAACAGCTGTGCATATCAACCCGTTGACAACGACTACCGGCCAGCCGCTGGCGTGGTAATGACCGAATAACCAGAGCAATAAAAAATTGCCATAAAATAGAATCAGGCCCGCTGCAATCCACGAAATGGCTGGTTTGTGTGTCCGTCCGGTTTTACTGAACGCCATCAGGCGTAATGCAATAGCCGCGCAAATAGCGACATCGATTACCGTCAGAAGATCGTTGCTGATCATGATTTCTCCCCCAGCCATTTTTTGAAGAATGGGAGTTTTGAAACGCCTCCGTTTTTCAGCCAGAAATAACCCTGTACAGCGGCGGCAGAAATAACGACAGCCGCCAGCGCATCGAGTGGTTTTTCACGGTAATCGAAATAGTCCTCCAGTTTGTCAGCAACAAAACCAGCCCCGAAAATTCCAGCCGCATAACTAAACAGGAAATAGCCGAAAACCTGTCGGCGCGTGAGGTCGCAGGCGGTGACGATAAAACACATTGACCCGGCAAACGCCCCAAATGCTATTGAGTAATCTACAGAGGTGACAAAACCCACCAGTGCAGACGTGACAATGCCCCAGCCAGCTACTGTTCCCACAGTAGCGCTGGTGCTCAAAGGATCAGCCATTGAGTTACCTATTAAGAATAAAAAAAACCCAACTTTTAGTTGGGCTATAATACTTTAGGGAAGACTTACAAATAATATTTATATGCAAATTACTTTCCTATAAACATTTGAGCCAAAATATATAAAAAAGCTATTCCTTGCATAACACGGCCTAAGCTATCAATATCGTTTAACCTAACATTAGCTCTATTAATTTTTTCATTGAGCACCTCCAAAGTATTTTTAGCCGCTTTCCTAACTTCTGCGCCTTCGTCGAATTGATGATAACGTTTAAATGATTCTTTAAGACTTAATTTCAGGTCGTCATAGCTTTCCCGCTGAGCATCATTGGCAGACTTTGCCAAAAAATAGACCATGTACAGTCCTATCAAAATCAATACACCTTCCCAGAACCCTCCAGATTTAAATAAAGCACCTACTGCAATTAACGCACCTGGTATAGTGAACGACTTCGATTGGCTTGAAGAAATATAGTCGTTAATCTTAGCAGTATACTCTAGGTTCTTAGTTTCTATATCATTGAGTATTTTGTCTACTGAGAATCTTTTAGTGTAAAGATCAAACAGATCATTATACCGATTTAGAACACGCTCCCCAGCAGAAACAATATTTCGAAAATTATGTTCTTCACCAACAAAATCACTTATAGCTTTTCTTAAAATGGCTTTTCTTTCATTAGCCTGAGCATCCTTAAGATCAATTATTTCTTTGAGATTTTTAGCACCAATTAAAGATTGTTCATTGAATGAATATTCCTTGACATCTCTTAAGCTGTCATTTATGTCAATAACTACTTCCTGCCCTCCATTTTCATCAGGCAAGTACCAAACGGTTTTACCATGTATTTTATGAACACTTAAAGGACATACAACCTGCTTCCATTGCAAATGCAGATTTATTTTCTTCACTAAATCACATGGTGCTAATGATGATATTTTTTCTTTTATTACTAAGTAATTTTCAGGCAATTCACTAAGAGAAAGCCCTCTCCTCCATAATGAATCCACTGATGTAAACACAGTGGAATCTTCATCGAGACTTCCACTGCTAACGTCAACAATTATTTCTTTATCATCTTTATGAATTTCAGAAGCAATGCCATTATCCCTTAATAATTTTAGAAAAACATCATAAGAGATTTTTAGATTTGATACATCAAGCGTTAAAAACTCTCCCTGCAAGCTAGGGGAGCATAGAAAAAATGACTCAGCAAATAGTGAAAAATCATCGCCTCTAGACATATTTTCACCTATATTTTAGTCACTAAAAACATCGTCTATACTTTTAAGATCCTTTTCTGACAATCTAATGATGAGTCTACTTTCAGCCCTGTCGTAGATTATTTTAGAATCCGAATTGATATCATCTTTAATGGCACCTATAGATATGCTGATTTTATAATCATTTTCACTATCTGTTAAATCAAGCTTGCCAAATTTTCCTGCAGAGAAGCGGCTAGGTTCAAAACATTCATTAATCTTGTATTGTCCAAGAAGTGCAAACTGCTCAAACTTATTCTTATCATCCGAATTTTCTGGGAGCGCCTTATCAACCACTGCTTCCATTTCTTTTAATGTGATCGTTTTATTCACTTTGCTTTTTGCTTTTTCGGTCATTAACGAATCGAAATCCTTTAATAACTGAACTTTCGTTATGGCAGTTAGATTTTTATGCTGACAGAAGTCTCTAAGAGCCATTCTGACGCCTTCAATACTACGATTATTGTCTAGTTCCTCACTGCAACCAATTGCCGCCTTGAAGAAATTACTACTCGACTTTCCGTTGATGAACTGAACATAAGGCTCTCCATCAGTTGACGGATATGACTCATCAAACAATGTTAAATCTATTAACGCTGCCTGACGCAAAGCATCAGTATCAATTGATGGGAACTTAGTAGGAACCAACCCTTTGTTAAAATTAAAAGCTTTTGTATCATTAACCATAATAACGAAAATTTGGCCTAAACTTTCCTGCTCGGTGTTTTTGTGATAGTGAATGAATATTACTGCCCCGCCAGCAGGAGTAGGATTCTTTAAAGCCGCTTGGGTTTTGAGATTTTCAACAATAGAAGATACTAATCCCTCAAAGTCATCATCATGATTGTATTTTTTTAAGGCATGTGCGGTGCTTACAGGAATCTCGGTTTTAGCGATCCAGCTATGGTTTTTCCTTTTTCGCATAAATTTCAATTCAATTTGCTTAATAAAAGATTTAACATCTTCGCCCTCAAGCTTCCATAAGTCACCAGCTTCAGCATCAAATGTAGTAACATCCTTACTTTCTACAGCTTTCAAAGTAACTGTAAGAGCATTTTTCGGTACATATTGAACTACTTCTCGAAGTAATCCTTGGTCATAACCGCACTCACATTCACCATCATCCTCGCGGTTTTCGCGGTTACAGGCTGGGCAGATAAAAACATTCGCTTGCATAACACAAACTCCATTAATGTTATTTTGCTGTGGTCTAAAGTAGAGCCCAATAAAATCAATAAGTTAAGTTTATGGCTCTATTTGGATCGCATAAATTGATGCGTTCCATTTAACTAAAGCACAAAATAGCATCTTGAAGATAGGTTGCAAACGGAAAAATGCCTGATCATGCACACAAATCTGAAGGTACAGCAGAGAAGATGAACTAAGAGGATAGGTCATGCCTAAATACAGCAATGGCATATTACTAAATTAAAGATAAATATCACTTATAATGTTGTAGTTTGCAAGTGAAATTTAATCAATTCACCATGATTCATATCATATAGAGATGGTATATATCTGAATATTAGGGGAGATTTCCACCTCCCCTCTTCCTTTTAAGAGCTAAGAACTAAGAACTAAGAACTAAGAACTAAGAAATTCGAGAGTTTTTTATTTTTGTTAAAGTAGTGAAAAGAGATTTTTCATCCAGCTTCTTAACGAGTGCTTTCAGCGTTCGCCAATGTGGAGAGTAAATACGGCTCCACGTTGATCGTGAAACTTCAAGCCTCGAGGCGAGCATAGCGCCAGCATATTTTTTAAATGAGCTGTTTGACTGCGAACATGCGTTCTCCTGCACCGCAACCCAAACGAGTGAAGAAAGGCGTTTCTGTGTCTTCCTAATTAACCCAGGTGGAAGACATTGTTGAAACTCGCACCAAATATGTTCGCATATTGAAATCTGATGGCGAAAATCCAGATCATAACCGTAGCAATAACGCAGCCATGCCTGTTCATGCTCTGATAGCAGATTAACAGCGCGTCGCCACGGTGACGCCGCGAAATCTCTAGCACTAATAGGTGGCAATGGCCTGCGCCTGCTGCGCGTCTCTAATGCGTATGCGGCGGTATGCTCAGCCCTGACCTTCCTTTTCCCACCTTTGCCATCTTCCAATTCGACAGTATGGATAGGTATACATGTGAGGCGATTTTTCTCCGCTGGTGGATTCTCACTGAATGCTTCCAATTGACCTTTTGTTTTTCCCGAGCGATCGGCCAGCGCGTTCCGCAGATTGATGCGCGCATATTCAAGATCCTGCGACCTCATGAAATCAGCCCCTCTCGTTCCCAGATATCGAGCGTGCGAAACACGCCCTCGGCGTGCATCAGGCGCAGTTCCTCATGGGTGTATTCAGTTTTCAGACGACCATCTACAGCTGCGTGGCAGTTGTCGCAGCAGATCGCACCTGTCAGATCGCTGGGTTTGATACCCACTCCGCATAAACCGGTCAGGCGGTAATGGGCCAGCACACTGGTCTCAGGATTGAAATTGCATACGCCTGGAATGCGAATTGTGCAATCACGCCCACGAGCCGCTATGCGTAAATTTTTTTTCATGCGGCAAACTCCATGAGCTGCGCCGCGATCCTTTCTACTTCAGCAGGAGAGTTAAATTTTCGGAATAAAATATAATTCCATAAAACGTTCAGCACGGATTTGTACAATTGGCTAAATTCGATTTCATCCATGTTGGCAAATGAAATAGATTTAGCTCGGCGGTTGCTGCTGCCGTCAGGATAAATATGCTCTGTGTAGTAACCCGCCTGAATTGTTACCCATTCCCGAAATGCCTCAAACGATTTCAGTAGGGCAATGTCCTGCGAGCGGGTATGTCCGATATCAGCCATGAATTGTTCTGCGGCATCTGAAAGTGGCAGGCTATGATTCTTCCCTATTCGTTCGCATAGGTAATTAACGAAACCGTTAACCAATTGTCGCTCTTCAGGCATTATCAACCCGCCTACTGGTGTCCAGTAGTCAAATCCAAGCTGCAATAATGAAAATAATTTTTTATGGAATTTATAATTGCGAACGCGTCTGAAATCAGCGTGGATCCACTCGCCGATTTTGATGCGCTGCATAAACTCGCCGTCTTCAGGTGTTGCCGGGGCCAGCGATGTAGGGCCAGATTTTACAAATTGTATGCGTGCCATAATTATTCCTGTGGCACAGCGATTTCTCAGTAGGCTGTTCAGGCCTGGGGCTAATTATAAGCGTTCCCCACGCCCATCAACAAGATATATTCCCATTGATTCGCAACGTTCCTTAAACGAGCTGAAACTCGCTATAAACTCATCTGAAGCCAGTGCAAATCCGTTCAAAAATTTGCCTTCACTATTTCTGAACACCACAACAGGACGTTCATACTGATCAAACCCCGGAATTTTATCGTCAGGAATAAACATATGATTTTCTCACTTAAAAATTCAAATTCCGTACTGATACGTCCGTGTTGCGCCGGAGTATTTAACTCTCAAGAAAAAATTAACTCAAATGTTAAAACTGACATAAAATTGACCAAGCTGTTTGCGTAACCCGTTATAGGTAGTAAATTAAACTTATTTTAAACTCCATGCCAAAATTAAAATATTTCCTCAGAGTAAACGCAGATCAGGCATTATTATATTTAAATAGTTTTTTATATTGGTTATCAAACTGGCATATTAATATTGCGATGCGTTTGACGCTCTGACTTTACTGATCAGATCATTAAACTGATTTACGCGCTCGATAAATTTAAACTCTTCGCTGATGAAGTAACTGCGGCAGGATCGTCCCTTTTTTTCGATGCGTCCCTGAATGCGCTCGGAGTGTGCAAAAATCTCGGGCTAACGCTTTTCAAGCGGTATGCACGTTGCCGGTTTTTCATGGTCAGTTCAAGATTACAGTTCACTGAGTCTTTGATGGTTTTCAGCGCCACCCATAAGCTGGATGGATTGTAGCCAGGGTATTTCTCCCCACGATAGCATGCATCTCCGGCACGGTGAGTGTCTGGCCGAGAATGAGTTCAGCCAGTTGAGCACCTAAAATTCGTACTCCTGATTTCATAAAATTTCTCCTGAGTAGTTCAAAATGCCCCCACGGGGCACGCTGCGTATCATCGCCGGTTCAGCGCCCTCGGAACCCTACCGGGATCTCGTAATCCATGCTCGGTGAAACAATCGAACCTCCGCTAGGTCGTTCGTCGTTCCAGCGTTCGCCGTTCAAGTACGAGGCTGGCAGCAGCTTGTCGAATCCGAATACGTTGGCACTCAATCGCAGCCGAATATCCTCGGCCAGCATCCTGGCGAAAACATCCGGCGGCCCACCGTTTGATTTTTTCCAGACTCGGTATTTTTTTTCAAACGCAGGCAGCGCTTTGGCTTTGGCTGCCTTCCTGAGTCCGGCAGGCCAGAATATTTTTTCGAATGCCTGCCTAATGAAATCCGGTAGAGCATTATCGGTTCGATTCGGGGCATTTTTTGAATCGGACATATTTTGTTTAATTTGTTCCTGATCTTGTTCCTGATCCTGATCTTGGCTTGGCGGCCCCTTTGAAGCCCCTTTAAAGCCCCCTGTGCTCTCACGCTTAATTAACATGTGAAAATCACCCTGATAACGGTCAAAGAATGCAGGCAGGAAGGGGTTTTCCGGCAAGGATGCATACTCGTTGCGCACACCGGCACAACGGTTATCACCAGGTTTAAGGGAGCGGCCAACCTGATACGCTGCCATTTCATGCACCCATACCATCTCTGAATGCTCGTCATAGCTACAAAACCCCGCTTCGATGGCCCTTTCAAGCCCCTTCGATGCCCCTTCTAAGCCTAAGCCCGTTTCATGTGCCAGATAAAGTACCGGCAGGTAATACAGACCTAACATATTGGCGTGGGGTGACGTCATTAGATAAAACGCCACAACCTGCGCCTCCGCTCCCGCATTTCTTAACTCCCGACCTGTTTTCCCCAACCAAAATTGAGGTGATACGGTTGCGTAATCACGCATACATTCCCCGATATAATCACTGCGCGCCGACAGTACAAAGCGGTTCAATAACCGTCCTGATCGCCTTGAACGCAGATATAGCTTCGTTTAATTCTTGCAGTGCAATGGCTGGGGCGGCACGAAGAAGAACGGCATTAACGGCCTCTACACTTTCCTTCGCTGCCAACGCTGCTAATAAGATGGGATCGTCCGGATATTCGAGGCGATATCGTCTTTGCACCGGCAAAGCCGCAAGCACGCTGGGCATCAGTTCGTTCGCCTTTCGCTGGTAGTAAGCGGTTTTACCTCGGAACGCGCGCTTGATTGTTTGCTCCACGTTGTGAAACCCCGCAACAGTACGTGCTGATTTTCGAAAATCAGCATGGTGTTCCGCGATCAGTGCTGCTACGTTTTTCCAGCCAATTTCAGCAGCCCATTCCTCAAGTTCCTGCTTCACTTCCCTGTGATTGATTTTCATGAATCAGATTTCCTTTCTGTTTCTCTTTACGATATTCGTCATAAATATCTTTGTTATAAACCAAGGTTCCCTCAGAGGCTTCCACAAGACGCTGCGCCCGGCCTTCTGGCACTAACTCGCCCCACTGAAATACGGCCTGAGGACTAACGCCTGCAGCTTTAGCTAATGCAGCTTGGTTTCCCTGAAAAAAAAGGATTGCATCTCTTTTGAACACTATTTCATTCCCTCCATGTCAAGTTTGCTTGTCAAGATTAAACGTCAAGAAATATTAAGTCAAGTTACCTTAATATCTCTTTTATGAACAAGACAACTATCGGTTCCAGAATCCTGCAGCGCCGTAAGGTGCTGGGGCTTAGTCAGCGTGCGCTTGGTAAAGCTGCACAAGTAACTTATGCAACTATATCTTTATGGGAAGGTGATAAGACCGAACCTAAGGGTAAAAACGTTTACGCCCTAGCTAAAGCACTCCAGTGCTCTCCAGCCTGGATCTTGTTTGGCGACGAAGACCAGTCTCCGCAGCCTCCTATAGAGGTTTCTGAAGAGAATGAGCTTTCAACGAGGCACCGTGAACTGATAGATCTGTTTGACTCTTTGCCCGAATCCGAGCAGGAAGCGCAAATTCTTGAGCTCCGAGCACGCGTAGAAAATAACAACCGGTTGTTTGATGAACTGCTCCTTGCCCGTAAAAGACAAAAAAACTTGAGTAAATAGAAATAGATACCAACTATAACTCTCTTAACCCTTCTTAACACAGTATAATTCTTGTCAAAACCCGCCTGCGCGGGTTTTTTTATTCTTATTTTTCAATCAACTAATCTTTTATCTCGACTTTAGTGTCAAGTTATCTTGTAAAATTGCTTGATCTGAAAAACAAGTTAACTTAACTTAACACCAACAACAATCACAGCACAGTGATTACTCAGAAAACGTTCCGCTGACCCGGCGACAAGGGCAAAAAAGGAAGAGACGATGAGCACAACACGTATTCCACTAATTAAGGCATACCAGGCAGCAATTATCTCAATAGCGAAACACGACACCCTTAAAAATGCACGCAGCGCCGTTTCTGCAGCAGAACGAGCTGCCGGCACAGCTGGTGTTTATACCTGGGGTAACAGCACCAAAGCAGATTTCCTTGAATATTGCGAAATCCGCATCGCTGATTTAGTAGCACATGACCACGCTGAAGCGCTGGAAATGGATAAGCAGGCCACCCATTTTCGCAAAGAGCAGGCTGCACTGACTAAGCGTGTTGCGTGTTGCCGCCATCATGGGTAAAAGCAATGCGCCGGAACTCAATACAGCACCAGTTTGATTTCGCCTACACCAGGGCAATTCGGGCGCCATTGGCGTCGCCGGAACCGTAACCGGCACAACAATGAGTTAAGGAGGACGTATGACAAAACAACAGGCATTGATTTCCGCACGTAGTAAAGCCGTCATCGCCAAATTTCTGGGTGATCGGACTATGCGAAACGAGGCGCTTAGATTGTATTTCTATGCAATCGGTGGTCGGTCAAAAAGTCATTAATTAATTTTTCCAGCACTAAAAAATAAATATACCGCGTTGCGGTAGGGACTCACTCAATCTTAATAAAGGAAATAGCAATGAAAGAATTTAACGGAACCGCTCTTGAAACTGTAATTAAGATCCCACTGAAAAGGATTTTCCGCTTATTTCGAGATGGCGAATATTTTGGCCATCTAATAGCTGAAGAAACCTCACAGGGCGGCAAGCATTCGACCATTTTCACCCCCTTCACCAGCGATGGCCTTCTGGATGAAACCCGCTGTTTTAAATGCGCGATTAAATCCCTGATTAAATTTCACGAAAAGTCTGGTGCTTTCCAGCCATGTGACCGTCGACGCCCATCAGTAGAGTTTGAGATTCACGTTATCTCGTTAGGTCGCCCGCAACTTCATTGACTTAACGCTGCCCCGTTCGCGGGGCACTTCAACCGCGTGCGCATTATCCGGTGTTCAGGCGGTTGCGGTGTAGCTCAGCGGAAGAGCGCCTGGCTTTGGCACGGGGTACGGGAGGTCGCCGGTTCAAATCCGGCCACCGCTTCAGAAGATGAGAATTGCTGTGTGTAGTCCTTCCCCGCGTCGCCGCGGGGCTTTTTAAAACGTATCTGAATGCGTTTTACAAAGCCAACAATAAAGGATGGAGAAAATGCAGACTTATATTATTTATATCCGCCCGGAATCACCAGATTCCGAACTACCGGAATTTGTGACCGCAATTCAGGCGCGCACTGAGTTCCTTGCAAAAACGCAGGCCATGAGCCTGCTGGAAAACGAATTTCCTGAAACGGCGTTTGAATATGCTGAGCCTCTGAGCTGTGCGGATCGCCCTGGTCTGGATCGCCCAAAATTTAATGTTCTGGATGCTGAGTTTATGAATACTCACGTCTGGAATGAAGAAACTCAGGAGATTGAGCCATTAGAACAGCCTGAGGAAACCAGCGTAAATTTCGATGCCCTTCCCTCTGGCACAAAAATGGCCGTTCTGGTCCGGTTCGGTAGTACTGAAATCACCTCCAGCCAACTCAAAGAAGCCATAGCAATCATACAGGATGAGGCTAATACGCTTGAGGGCCACATGATCGAGGCATTGAGCCGCACTAAATCCGTAGCGGCAATGCACCCTGAAATTCTGCTCCAGCTGATCAGCGACCTCGGCAATAATTTCGAGCCTGGTGATAACTGGCCTCAGATCAAAGCATTCATTGAGCGCTGGCAAAAAGATCGTCTGGCGGCACGCAAGGCTGCCAGCAATGTAACCGAACTTCGCACCCCCTCCGGCGCTACAGCAGGCGGCAAGAATGCTACCGACAGATCAGCTGATCTAACACATAACCATGACAGCCTGGGCCTGGAAATTGCCGCGGCACTTCTCCCGTTCGAGTTTGATATCTACCAGATTCCGGCAGCGGTCTACCGCCGCGCAAAAGAAATGGTTGCGCTGAAGGAACAGGATTGGGCCGCATGGAACCGCGCCATGATCGCAACACCTGGCATTCTGGATTATTCACGCGCTGCAATTATGCACTGCGTCAGAACCGCACCAGAAAACATTCACCTCACTGCTAGCTCACTGCAGCAGCACATCAACAAAACCCTGACTGAAACCGATCACGCAAATCCTCTGCCTGAAATCGTGGCAATTGCATGTGGTCAGCAGGTCGTTAAACCAGGGACTGATAACGATGAAACCAAACCGGACGATGAAGACCAAGAACCGCCACTGGCTGATGCAGCGAACACAGCTGGAACAGTGGAACCGGACTCAGATGAATCGAATGGCGCAACGTCGGGCGTGGCGGATGTATCACCTGTAGCCGAGCGTAGCGGTCCATTTTACGCTCGTAACGAGGCTGGCGAGGTTAAGCGCTGCAACAAGTTAAAGGCTTTGGAACCCCTGCTGGCGCAAGGTTTTACGGAGATTAACAAAGAAGAGTATCTGCAACTCAAAAACAATCCCCCTGCACCGATCCCCTCATCCGCTGAGCATGATCCGCAGGCTGACCAAAACAAACCTGTAGTGCATGAACTCGGTAATGGCCGCTTCAGCATAGAGGGGCTGATTCTGACGCAGAACCCAGCACCTCAAGCGCCTGAGCCTGCCCCCTCAAATGAGGTTGAAAAACCGGAAAATGCACCGGTTGAGCATTCTGCTGCTGAATTCCAATCAATCGGGGCCGCACTTGAAAATGACCTCGCCGACAAAGGGGACAACCTGAAAATCTGGCGGACCGTGATGCGCACAGACCCGCGTTACACAAAAGATTTGGCTGGGGCTGGGTTTGAGGGAACGACCATCAATGCTGAATACATGGTTATGCGTGCGACAGAGATTTTCGGGCCGGTTGGTACCGGCTGGGGATACGAAGTAATCGAGGATCGCATGCTGCCAGGCGCACCCATGTCCGAATCCATCTGGGAAAATAACAAATTCATCAGAAACGTTGTCTTACGCGACGCTGATGGCTCCCTGATTACTGAGCAAAATCACAGCATCAAAATCAAATTCTGGTACCGCACAGACGCCGGCACTCGTGGCGAGGTTGAATCCTATGGCGCCACCAAGTACCTCTATAAAACTAAAACCGGAATTATGTGTGATGGCGAGGCGCAGAAAAAATCACTGACCGACGCTATTAAAAAAGCCCTTTCCCTTCTCGGATTCTCCGCTGATGTCTGGCTGGGCCTATATGACCAGGCTGAATATAAAGCTGAAAACGCGCTGGAATTCGATATCCGCAATGCCAGCGATAAAGCAGAAGACGTCACGCGCATCCGTAAAGAGCTGGATGACAAGTTCAAGCTGAACACTGACACCATGCGCGCAGCTGTTACCCCAAATGAAGTCTCCGGCATTGCCTCTGCCCTCACCCGCGTTATGGGTATTCACCTCAAAGCAGCTCGCGAGAAAGCTGACACCGAATATGCCAAATATCTGGAAGGCCGTTTACGCCGCCTCGAAGAAGTTAAAGCCGAATGCCTCGCTAAATTACAGGAGAACGCAGCATGAGCAACCGCACTATCGACCTCGCATTAGAACTCAGCAAACTGGAGGCGCTGGCCTCAGATGATGGCGAGCTTACACCTGAAATGATTGCCGACACCCTTGAAGGCATTGAGGTGATGCTCGAAGACAAATTTGACGCCACCATGAGCGTGATCCGCAGCTTTGATTCCAAAGCGGAAGCCTGCAAAAAAGAAGCTGCGCGGCTTACCGAACGTAAAAAACATTGGGACCGTCAGACATTCGCGCTAAAAAAATATCTGCTGGAATGCCTGATCACCTCTAACCGAACAACATTTAAAACAGCACTGAATACATTCACAGCCCGTAAAGGCTCTGAAAGCTTGGTGATAGACAATGTGGATTTAATCCCTGATGAGTTTGTCGAGTCATTTACCGAGGTGGTTAATAAAACCAAAAATGATGAACTCAAGAAGGCGCTGCGTGACATTAAAACTCAAATCGAGGCGTATAAGGCCGACGGCAAAGAACCGCCTGAAGAGTTGCTGAAGCAGATTCCGGGCGCACATCTTGAAACAGGACCGCAGACATTACAGGTCCGTTAATCGCATAAATTATTTTTCCGGGAGTGGAAGCAGTAATGAACAACGATTTATTTCACGAACTCGTCTGCGACACATTATACCGGCCTGATGATGGTTGTGATTATACATCAACCATCATTTGGGAAATGCGCGCCGGTATGCGCAGGCGCTGCGGTGATCAAACACACCGACCTGAGCCAATTAGGGTTGTAGCTAAAAATAAAAAGGAAAGAGCCAAGCGCATTAAGAAACGCAGGAAGAAAACCATTTTAGTTTAGAACCTCCTGTGATGCGCTACTGCACAGTTTATAGAAAAGGGAAAAAATCATGGCTAACTCATTTAAGAAAATGATCAAAGAGAAAATTATTTCTCGCAGCGATAGCGGTATGTTTATCAGTCTGGATAACATCCACGTCAAAGAAGGTTTTAATAAACGGGAGAACGACGAGCGCACTCGCCTTGCTGATGATGACCTATTTGCATTTCTCATGGCTGGAGGAACCGTTCCGGCGATTGAAGCCGTGGCGCGAGACGACGGCGGCGTATGGGTGGTAGAAGGCCATCGCCGCCGTCGCTGCTATGAACGCTGCCGCGCTGCGGGTAAACCGGTAGAGCGTATTGCTATCGTTCCATTTGTGGGAAGTGACATTGATCGCCTGGCGCGCATCATGACTTCAAATAATCAGCTTTCTCTCAGCCCTATTGAACAATCGGCAGTCGTTAAAGAACTTGCTGCATTTAATCTGAACACTGCCGAAATAGCTAAATTAGTCCACAAATCAATACCCACTGTAGAGAAGTTGCTGGCCCTCAGTGCTGCAAATCATAACGTGCAACAGCTTGTTAAGGATGGCGAAGTTTCAGTAGATGTTGCAGTGGACCGAGTTAAAGAGCACGGCGAAAAAGCGGCTGACGTTCTTGAACAGGATAAAAAAGCCGCCGCTGCAGCCGGTAAGAAAAAAGTTACTCGCAGTGTTATCACACCTGAATTGAATGCAAAGAAAGCCAGACGCGCAGTAGCCATTTTAGCGGGCGCACTTACTGGTGAGGATGAATGGGAATTCACTCCAGACACCTGGAGAGAGCTTTGTGAAATCATAAATGAACACAGGAAAATTAACAGTGTGTCATCTGAAATCAAGGAAGAGAATGTATGACAGTACAGAGATTTAAGGCTGTTTCCGCTGCCGCAATCATGCCAGCCACTCAAGGTACATACGTCCTCGCGTCGGAATATGACGAAATTCTGCAGCAGAACGCCCGGATGCGTGAGGCCATTGAATTCGCCATCGCGCCAGACCTCTGGATGTTGATTTGCGCCGATGAGGGCGCATGGCGTTACAAACGGGGTGCGCCCAAATATCAGGACGTTTTACGCCGCGCTTTGGAACCGTCCAATCAGCTTAGTGCTGATAAGGATATTGAGAAATGACCGTTAAAACCCATACCGGAACGGTGATCACGAACACCGGGAAAAAACAGGTGAGACTTCACCAGAACGCCACAACCTGGGTGGTTAGTGGAAAAGAGTATTACTACAAAGAGACGGGCCTTCGTGGAGGTGCAGGTGGAGGTACACGTGCCCGCCTGCTGCTGGATAGCATCGCACCTATCTCAGTGAATGAAATCGTTAGGGATGGTGAGTGATGGCTATCTGGATTGAGTTGCGCTGCGAACGTCGCGGTGATGGACTGGATGCATCATCAGGTAAACGCTGCTGGTCTGATGATAACAATGGGCTTGGAGAAATGGCTGATGACACTCTCGTAAGTATGGCCAGCGTGTACCAATTTCTCAAGCAAGACGCCGCTAAAGCGGGCTGGAAATTAATTCGTGGCGAAGGCTGGGTATGCCCCTGCTGCTTAAAGGAAGAGCCATCATGAACGCAGAAGAGAAGCTGGCGCTGATTTCGAGATGCAGATGCCGCATTGAACTTACTGACATGATTTTGCGTAATCATCGTCCCGATAGAGAAATGCGAAAAATTCTTGAAACTGAAATGCGAGTCTTTCAAATCGCACTTGCCGCCCTGACCGCGCCCGCCTTAAGCCTAACTGAACTGGTGCCGCCAGAAATGACAAATGAAATGGCAGCGCAACTATTTTTCGGTAAGGCGATAACAGCTGTCGATGTTTGGAATACCTGCCGCGCCGCCATCCTGCGCAACATTGAGGAGGCGGGTTAATGCCTAAATCCCCCGCCGAACGCAAAGCAGCGCAGCGCAGCGCAGCGCAGCGCAGCGCAGCGAGTGAGCCAATAAGGTCATTGTAAAAATGGGTGATTTTTGAGAATCAATTTTTTTCCGGCCAATCTGTAATAATGATGGCCGGTCATGGGTTGAGCATGACACAGATTAATTTGAATGTTGAATGGGTGGTGGAAAAGGGACTCACTCACCTGACTGGTTTAAGTGACCGTCAAATTGAGAACTACCGGCAAAACTGCTGGATCGAAGGGGTACATTTCAAGCGCGTTTCACCAAAGGGTAATGCGGGAAATAAGGGCCGAACGATTTGGTACAACTACCCCAAAATTAACAGGTATATTCAGGACTGGTAAAAATGGCAATGTTACCTACAGGCGTGGAAATCAGAGGCAAAAGCATCTGTATCTGGTTTATGTACCGGGGTAAACGATGCAGAGAAATTCTCAAGGGATGGACCGCCACTCCTGCCAATATCCGAAAAGCCGGAAGCCTGCGATCAGTGATTGTCAGTGAGATCAATCTGGGTGAGTTTGATTATCACGCGCGATTCCCCTCCTCTCGCAAAAACGCTGGTATTGTAACGACTCTGGCTATTAACACATTCGGAGAGTTATGCGAAGCCTGGCTTAATATAAAAAAAACAGAACTCACTGCAAATACTGTACGCAAGACTTTGTCGCAGATAAAAACTTTAAGGTACGTAGTTGGTTCTGACACGCTTATTGCAGAAATCAGGCATAGCGACATCCTCAATTACAGGTTACAGATACTGGACGGCGACACTCTCTATCAGGAGTCCCGACGGTCCAATAAAAAAGGCAGAAGTGTCCGTACCGTTGATAACTACGTGTCCCTGTTGAATGCCCTTCTACGCTTCGCATATTTATCTGGCTACATTGCCAATAAACCGTTTGAGGGGATTAAGAAACT